AGATAGACTATTCTGCAACGAGCTTAATAACATCGGCCAAGAAGCCTTTGAACAGTTAGCAGTTCGAACAAAAGAGTTTATCATCGGTGACTGGAATCCAGTGGCAGAGTTCTTTGCTTATGAGGAATACATCGGCAAGAGAGAAGATGTAGAGTTCTTAATCTTAACTTATAAGGATAATGAAGCCCTATCTGATGAGATCGTAAAAGAAATAGAAAGCAGGAAAGCCAATAAGAACTGGTGGCAAGTCTATGGACTAGGCTTATTAGGTGAATCAGAAGGTAGAATCTTTACCGGCTGGCAAATAATAGACGAAATACCCCACGAAGCTAGACTAGAACGCTATGGACTGGACTTTGGCTATTCAAACGACCCTACAGCTATAGTTGCTATCTATTACTACAATGGTGGCTACATACTAGACGAAATAACCTATCAAAAGGGATTAACCAATAAACAGATAGCAGATGTAATACAAAACCAGCCCAGAGCCTTAGTAATGGCTGATAGTGCCGAACCCAAGAGCATAGACGAGTTAAAACTATATGGTGTCAATGTACTACCAGTATTGAAGGGTAGAGATTCAGTCAAACAGGGTATCCAATACGTTCAAGACCAGCGTATCTCTATCACCAAGAGAAGTATTAACGGCATTAAAGAATATCGTAACTACCTATGGGAAACAGACAAAGACGGCAGGATAATCAACACCCCAATAGACCTATGGAATCACTTTATGGATGCTACCCGGTATGGCTTTGAATCACTACGACCAAAGACCAAGCAGCATAAGATAGTTAAGCCAAAGAGGATGAAATTGCATGTTTAATATCACAAACGATATAAAAAGCCTTAGCTGGGGTACTCTAAGTGCCAAAATATTCGACTCCGTACAAAAAGCACTATACATAAATGAGATAAAAGGAGGCAACCATGTTTAACATCAGAGAAATAGACGTATCAGACTGGCCAGAACTCGGCCAAGAGCTAGTAGATCGTGTTATCAAAGAAGCCAAGCCAAGCAACTTCATTATCACACCACCACCAAACACCATAATCCTAAACCGATTCCAATACGAATCCCTAGAAGAAACCGAAACGCTACAGTTTATGAGCGAATACTCTGATTTATTAGACATCGTAAAGGCTAGCAAAGAGCGACTATTCTACACACCAGACTTTGTTATGGAAGTAAGAGTAAAGGGGGAGGACTATGCAACCAAAACACCAAAAAGTGACGACTAAAACAGCACTCCCGGACGGCTCTATCAAGATAGAATCAACATCATACTACGAGAAGCCATCATCTTACATAGAAGAAATAGAAAAACCAATGCAAACATCACTCTACACCTACAAAGAAGACATCAACCACGCCCTACAACACATAGAAGATGGTGCTATACGCCTACAACTAACCATAGAAACCAAGAACGGCAAACCCTCAAGACTCATCAAGAGATATACAACAGTTAAACAGAGCTACCCAAGACGATGAACCACAAGATTAACCACGCAGACATAAAAGACTGGGCTAAGAACTACACCGGCCCACAGTTTGACGGAATACTCTGCGACCCACCTTATGAACTAGGATTTATGGGCAAGTCGTGGGATTCAAGTGGCATAGCCTTTGATACCGAGATGTGGTCAGACTTATTTAGACATATTAAACCGGGCGGACACCTACTAGCATTTAGTGGAAGTAGAACCTATCACCGTATGGCAGTAGCAATAGAAGACGCAGGGTTTGAGATTAGGAATATGTACCTTTATTTGTACGGAAGTGGGTTCCCGAAATCGTTAAATGTAGGCAAGGCGACTACAAAAATGATAGAAGACCAACTAAAAAAACAAGGTGTGGAGAATATAGAATGGAAATAACCTGCGACTATTGCGACAAGCCCTTCACATACAAAGGCGGTATAGCCCACTATAACCGCACTAAGGGGCATTATTGCTCTGGTTCGTGCCAGAACATGAAACACGGTTTAGCGAGGCGTGGCAACAAAGACAAGCGATACCAGATATGGTGTGATGTGAAGAAAAGAGCTATCAAAAAAGGCAAGTGGGAGTTCAAACTAGCTGTTGAAGATATACCAGAGATACCAGAGTATTGCCCAGTACTAGGTATAAAGATAGAAGTAAGCAAGGTTAATGGCCCGATAGACAGTAGCCCGTCGCTGGACAGAATAGACGCAACTAAGGGTTATATACCTGGCAATGTTCAGATAATCAGCAATAGAGCTAACAGGATAAAAGCAGACGCAACCGCAGAGGAACTAGAAAAGGTCTATCTATTTGTGAGGGGAACTAAATGAAATCGTACACAGTTGTATTAAGTGGTAAAGAATACGAAATACTGCAAGACATAGACGGCAAGTTTATCAAACCAGACTTCGTTAAACAGCTAGAATCATACGGCACAGATGTAAAGCCAGCACATGAGCCAATATGCGTTGCTAGAAAGCCTGTAGAAAGCACCGTAGCTAACAATGTTCTTAAATACGGCACTGGTGGGTTGAATATAGATGGGAGTAGGGTAGGAACGGAAACAACAGTCACTAGAGGAAGGGCATCTGGTGGAACTTATGAAATTGGGTTAAATAACCCAGACTTTACAAAAGAGAATATTGGTCGCTTCCCTGCCAACCTTATCCACGATGGCTCTGATGAAGTAGTAGGGTTGTTTCCTGATACATCACCAAGTAAATCTGCAAAAAGGGGTGCAAGACCTAGAAGCCCCGCAATGGTTGGAGATAGAAGCTATACGGAAAACTCAGATGTACCAAGAGGACACAATGATAATGGTGGCTCTGCTGCTCGCTTCTTCTATTGTGCGAAAAGTTCAAAATCTGAGAGGAATCTAGGGCTAGAGGGGTTTGAGGTTAAGGAAGCTCCTAAGTTTAGTGGTGGAGATGAGACACGAGAAGGCAAGCCGTCACTAAGACCATTATTCCAGAATTACCATCCAACAGTTAAACCCCTATCCCTAACTAAATACCTCGCTAACCTTATCAAACCACCAACAGGCGGTAGACTACTTGTTCCGTTTTCAGGTTCAGGCTCAGAAATGATAGGTGCATTACAAGCTGGTTGGGAATATGTTGAGGGGGTAGAACTTACTGAAGAATACATACCTATTGCAGAAGCTAGGATTAAATACTGGCTATCCATAAAAGAAGAAGAAACTAAGCAACTAGCCTTGGTTTAACCAATGTGGTATAATAACAACAAAGACGGCCATCTGTTTTACCAGCCCTGTCGGAGAACAATATGGCATTCTACGACAAAGAAGATCTAAAACCCCTATACGAAGAAGCGTCTAAAGAGGCGTACGAGTGGCGAAAAAACTACAGCGAATACGAAAGACTAGCCGACAACGGCTTACTAGACGATTTAGACGAAAACCTACCAGAAGTAAATGACGGCTCACTAGCTGCGGCATTATTCAAACTACCTAAAAGAATAGTAAACTCTGACCTTACGGGTAGAGCTACTGCACTAGACTCAGACGATGAGTGGATAACCGAACTAGCTAACATATACTGGGAATCAAAGATAATCCCCAATGCTAACTCACAAGCACCATTTGCCCGGAAGTGGAAAGATGTAATCCGTAAAGCTGCTATCTATGGCGGACAACCAGTCATCTCATTACTTGTAAACAATGGCGACTACACAGGTGCAGACTTCATCGTACCCTATGCCCAAGACGTTAAACTAGAACCCGGCAAAGTATCAGACTACGATTCAGATGTTATATTCTGGGATGTCTACTACACCAAGAAACAAGTAAAAGACCTAATTGAACAGGCCAAAGCCGAAACCAAAGAAAACCCACAAGACGGCTACAATAAGTGGAACATAAAAGCCCTACAATCAATCTATACTGGCGACCACAAACAAGACCGACCACAAACAGAAGACCATGAAACCAAAGACGGCAAATCAGTCACAAGAGGTGGTATTAAGTTCTGTATCGTATTCCAGAGAGGTGTAAAAGCACCTTTTTATATGTATCACAAAGCCACCAACCAAATTGTTAGAGAGTGGGAGAACCCAGACCCAACAGGCGACATACCAGTTAAATACCTATACTGCTACCAAGACTTTATCAACCCTTACGGTATCGGAATCGTTAAACTAGCAGGTGGCACACAGAACGTACTGGACTATATGCGACAAGCAGACGTACTCGCAACTCAATTAGGGCTACGACCACCTAAGAAGATTATCGGCAATGAGGATGAGGTAGACGAAGATTCAATGGTATATGCCCAAGATGCTAACTGGTACATCGGTAACGCACAGGTTGAGCCAGTAGAGATAGCCAATGGTGTTTACAACCAACTACCTACTAGAATGCAGATGTATCAAGCTAGTTTGAATAAGTTGATACCTATGGGTGATACCTCGGTAAGTGCCGCAGCTGGCGATCCTATGCAATCACGAACCCCTGCAGGTGTTAAGTTTCAAGCAACCAACCTATCCATAGATGATGACGACTTTAAGGACAACCTATATATGACCTACGAAGCCGTAGCTAAGAATATGATTAACATTACCTTTGCTAATATGCAGGGTGTAGACCTAATGAAACTAACCGATGATGAAGTAGAACGCCTATCTAATGCCGGGCTTGAGTTCCCAGTAGATGAAATGGGCAACCCCACCAACGAACTAGAGATTACCTGGGATGAAGCCAGAGCTACATTTAACTTTGAAGTAGATGCCGAGGAAGACCAAGCCAGTGATGACGAAAAGAAACTAGAATCACTATTAAAGGTACTAGAACTAACTGTAGCCGACCCAATGATAGACCAAACCCTTATGCAATCTGGTTACAGGTTGAATAGAGGCGAACTCTTAACCTCAATCATTAAATACACCACCGACAACGATAAAATCCTAGAACAAGTAGCACCAGAAGAAATGGAAGCCCTACAACAGCAAGACATGGCTC